TACACGCAGTTAATGATGCTGGTAATATCGAACAATATTTCATTAATACCGAACATGTACTACTAGTTCGTACGGAAGATGATACAATTATAATTAAATTAACTAATGGCGAAATAATTAAAATAAATAATATTCCTATACATTTATTTATGGACAAGTTTTATCGTTAATTTTAAAAAAACGATATTTATATTAAATTTAATAACAAAAAAGGTTTACATTATGACATCACAAGAAATCTACGAAACAATCGAAGCTCAATGGTTATCATTCAAAGAAAATCATGATAGATTCACAACAAAAAAAGTTAAGAAAGCTGGCGTATTAGCTAGAAAATCAATTAATGAAATTAAAAAGTTAGCTACTAAATATAGATCAACTCAGTTAGCAGAATCTAAAGAAATAACTAAATAATTTTAAATACAATGAAAAAATCAGTAGAATATATTATTCGAGAAACTATTAAAGAAATCCTATCAGAGGCACCAGCAAAACCAGAATTTGACAATGCACCGGCTGCCGCAAAGGATTCTCCATTTACGCCTGCGGAAGAAAAATTTATTTCTAAGTTTGATGCGAATGGTACTAGGCATCTTGGAATAATATATTCTCCTACTGATATTGGTATTCGCGAATTTATTACCAGAAGTGGTAAAGATTTAAATTTAACGCCAGAAATATTATTAAGAATGCTCCGAGATGGATACATAAAAATAGTTCCATATACCGGCTACGGCAGAAATACTGACTATACATTAGAACTTCAGTTATCATTAGATGATATTAAAGGAATGGGTAGCGAAGAACAAAAAGAAAAAGAAGAAAAAGAAGCACCATCTGGAGCATCAATTGAAACACCAGAATTACCCGCACCAGGTCCAGAGAATGCCGGAGTCATGAAATATGGAGATTTATTACATGAATCTGCAAAAATCATGAATAATCTTATCACTGAGAAAAAATCCACAAAAAAAGATACCGAAGTTAAAGTTTATCATAAACAAGCTAGGGTATTAGATCGACTTCCCAAAGGTTATGTTACAGATTTAGAAAGAATTATCAGTATTTTAAATAAAAAAACTAAATCTAAATATGAAAAAGAAAGATTGGTTGCTGATTTACTAGATAATTTAGCATTAAACTTTGATTTAAATGCAGATCAAATTAGAAAATCATATGAATTTCATAAAAATCAAAAAAGATTAAAGAAATTCTTAGACTCTAAATAATTTGGATTTAATAAAATTATTTCCTATTATTATAAAGTAGTTATAAACCTCAAATTTTAAAAAAATGTCTTATTACACCGCAAAAGTGCAGTTGACTGTGGTGGTTGATACACCAAAAGGTCAGCGAGAAAAAAGAGTTACAGAAACTTACTTAGTAGAAGCACTATCAGTTACCGAAGCAGAAGCAAAGGTAGTCAAAGATTTTGCTGGATCTACGTTTGATTTCGAAGTTAAGTCAGTTAATACAAGTAAAATCATTAAAATTATAGAATAATGGGTTACAAAGCAGGCGAAACAGTTATAGTTACCCAAGAGGGTACTAATCGTGTAGGAGTTGTCTTAGATAAATTCCAAGTACACAAAAAAACCATGTATGATGTGTTGTTAGAAAACAGAAGTGGCGTATCGATGCTTACTACTTCTGCAAATAACAAAACATATATCAACAAGCAATTAACTAAACTGTTATGTGAATCAAATAAAATACAAACTACGATTCCATATTATGATTTATTAGTTGCAGATTTATTACCTGATACAAAATCTTAATAGTTATGTCAATTTTCGAAGGATTACAAGAGCGTATACAAGATTTGTTTGGTACCAAAAAAGAAAATAAATTTGATACATTAGATCCGCAAACCGATTCAGATTATTTATTAAATAGTCCAATTCCAGTTGGATATGATTCCATACAACAACAGAGATTTATCTATCAAAATTTAATATCTGGATTTGATCCTATAAATAATAGTTTATATGAAGTAGGCTGCGGGCGAGGAGATCTGTATAAATTTATAAAAGATTTATACGGAGTTGAAAATTTTGAATACGATGGAATTGATTTCAATCCGGTTATGTCTGATTTAGCAAAACAAAAATATGATTTAGATATAACAAATGGAATGTATGAAACTACACCGATTCCAAAATTTGATTGGGTTGTAGCATCCGGTCTATTTAGTAATAAAACTAAACAGACAGATGATGAACAAGTTAGTTATATTTTGGATATGATTAACCGTATGTATGAATCGGCAAATAAAGCTGTTGCATTCAATCTATTATGTCCATTAGCCGGATCAGTATCAGAAGGGTTCTTTTATGTATCGCCTGGACAAATCATTAATACATTAATACAAAAATATCGATTTGTTAATATTAAACATGATTACATCGATAACATTTATACAGTAACAATTTTAAAATAAAACAAAAAATGAAAAGTAGCATTAATCATCCCGAAGCAATACAAGACAAGTTTGTAGAGCGCTATGGAAAAACATGGGCAAACATGGATTTTGTGTTTGACATTGAAATTTCTGAAAATAAATTTAGAGAAGATCCAATGAACACAGAAGTTGGTCATTTAATATTGGAAAATCAACGTATTAAAATGCGTTATAAAGATTTAATTTCATATTCTAGAATCATGGAAGAAACTGCAAGTGAAGTATATTCTAGTTTACTATCAAAAGAAGATACAGTGCCAGTAGAAGTTAAAGGAAATGCGTTTTCTTTAAGAAAACACGAAATAGGAAAATTGGCAGATACTTTAACTGATGCAACTAATGCTACCATGAAGGGATATGAACTAGGTTTATATTTATAATAAAATAAAGGAGGCCTATTATGAATACATATGTTTACTTTTATAAAAGCGATTCAACAAAAGAACCTATAGGCCGAGTAATTGCATATACTATTAATGAAGCGGTTCAAAAAATTGTTGTTATAAAAAAATTAAGTGAGGAGTCAATTGAAAAACTATTAGTAATAAAAAAACTGGACTAACATGAAACCACTGTACAATAACGTAAACATTAGTAATGATGAAATCTATTACTATTTGGAATTAAGCGACGCGCAGAAAATACATTACTTGTTTCAATTATTTGACAGAGAACAGAAAAAATTAACATCAAAAAATTTAGATTTATCTGGATTTTTTAATTCGTTAAATGGTAGTTTAGATGCTAATACCGATCCAGATTTTAATCGTGATGCTGAAGAGAATCAACAGCTAGATCCAAATTTGGAAAATCATCCTGGTCGTGTAGACATTTTAATTGATAATAATAATTTAATGATTGAGTCGAATAGTTTAAAAGCTATTCGACATATCATTTATAGATTTATTGAATCTGGATATATACTTCGAAGAGATTTACAATTAGAAAAATTATTTAAACGAGATAAAGTTACTAAATATCTTCGAATCTTTTCTATAGTTGATCAAACCAATCAAATTTGTATAAATTAATTTTTATGAGTACAAAAAATATTCCAGAGAACATCTTTAAAAAATTTAACAAAGTTCTGTTTAAAACAGGAGATGCTGTTTGTTTTACATGGTTTGGAGAACGTTGTTATGGATATGTAGTTCGATCTAAAAGAAATACATGGGGTGTACAATATACCGTTGAAATGGATGGTATAAAGTATCCATGTGGTATACAAATAGATGGATATAAAACTAAGTATGCAACGGGTTGTGTATTATACGACGACACACAAAATACAGATACAGAAGAATTAAAGCGTAAAGCATCAATTAAACCAGAAATATATAATTCAATTACCGTTAAAAGAACTACGTATGAGCAATCAGGATCCGACCAACCTAGACAAGTTTCTACAAACAACAGAAGGAAAAAAACTAAAAGCACAGACGATGATAGATTACGCGGAACGGATGTTGATACCGTTGATTCAAAAACTACATCAGACACCGCCATCGGAGTTTCCGGAACAATTGATACTGGGACTAGCAATACACGAATGCGTCGACGCAATAGTAAAGAACCAAGCAATACTAAACCAAAAAAAGAAGTCAAGAAAAAAGAAAATAAAGATTTAGAAGATGCTATAAAGAAGCAAAAGGCATTTTTAAGTGGATTTGTTAAAAAAGAATAATTAGGAGCCAATAAGGCTCCTTTTTTTATGTAAAAAAGTTAATATTTTGGTTGGATATTTAATAAGTATTTTATATTATATTAATGTAATTAACCACTTAACAATTATCGATTATGAAAAATGCAATAACTATATTATTCGTCGTAATTAATAGTTTTTCTTTTGCACAGACCCAATTGGATTTAATCCTATTAAATAAAGTTAATGCATATAGAAATAGTAAAGGATTACATTCACTGATTTGGAATAATTCATTGTATTTAGTTGCAGATAATCAAGCACAATACATGTTATTATCTAACAAAGTATCCCATGATCAGGAATTGCGTGATTCAATTATTTCAAAATCATTTGTTCCTGAGCCTAGTTTTACTGCTAGATTTATAAAATTTATGGATTACATTGGTACTAGAAGGGTCGGAGAAAATTTAGTTGCCCATAAAATACCATCATATACTAATATCAATTTAGATAGCCTATCTAATAAATTACTAGAATCTTGGATATTTTCTCCAGCCCATAATGCATTATTATTAGACTCTGCTATGTGCGAAGCTGCTATATGCAATAAATATAGAGAAAATCTGTTAGAGGTCGATCCAGAAACTCTAGATTTTGTATACTCTAACAGATTATATGTTTCATATGAATGTTACACGGATATTACTGAGTAGATTGTGTTCCGATATTCAGTTGTTGAGTTGTTTTAGATCTAGGTGGTTGTACAGTAACCGGAACATCTTTTGCAGCTTGTTGTTGCTGTGGTGTAGCTAGTGTAGTTTTATATACAGTATCATCATCATAAGAACTAAGCAAGTCTTGCTGTCTTGATAGTAAAACAGATAATGCGGCCTTAACGGTCCCAGCTCCAAAATCACCATCTACGAACGGAGCTGTTTTACCAGATAAAGTTTTTATCTTTTCAATTCCAAATTCTTTTTGAAAATTTTGAATTCTTGGATCTTTTTCTTTATAACCTAAACTACGAAAATACTGTATAGGTGCGGTATCGTTAATTAAACTGTCATTTGACAAAGATCTTTGTATAATAGCTATACGTTCTTTTATTGTTAAATCATCGGTAAAATTTAATTTATCTTTAGCATATTTAGTTACAAAGTCTATATAAAGTTGTTTAGATGATGGCAATCTAAATACAGCAAATACGTTTGTAATGTTTTGTTCAGATAAATTTTTAGTTCTAAAACGGCGCATATTTTCAGCTAGTATATTTTCCATATAATTTCCTTTTAATAATAAATATAAAGTATTTGGATTTTAATACTTTTTTTCATATATTAATAAAAAATAAAATACTATGATAAGATTTGGTTATGCATGTATTAACATGGACTTAAGTAGCAAAGGTATTCGTACCGGTCGCACAATGATTGAACGCAAATTCAAAGCTGGTGGACTACGATTAGCTGGAGATATATCTCTAGAAAATGCTAAAGATTTACTTCCAATACTCAAATGGAATGAGCAGAATGGCATTCGATTGTTCCGTATCGGATCTGAATTATTTCCTAGATGGAATCATTATGAATTACATGATTTACCAAACATCGATCAGATTGCTAAGCATCTTCGAGCTGCAGGTGATTATGCTCGAGAACATGGTCATCGCGTTACTACCCATCCTGGTCCGTTTCATATACTAGGTAGTCCTGATAGTGTGGTTGTTGATAATAGCATTGTAGGTTTAGAACGACATAGTGAAATGTTTGATCTCATGGGTTATGCTCCTAGTTATGAAAATAAGATCAATATTCATATTGGTGCTACATATGGCGACAAACAATCCACCGTGCAGCGTTGGCTTCATAATTATGATCGTTTATCTGATTCTCTTAAGAAACGATTGGTCATAGAAAATGATGATAAGGCATCAATGTATTCTGTACGAGACTTATATGAAATGGTGCATTCAGAAATTGGTATTCCTATTACATTTGATTATTGGCATCATACTTTCAATACCGGTGACTTATCCGAGCAAGAAGCATTTTTTATGGCTCGTTCTACTTGGCAGAAACATGGCGTTACTCAATGCACTCATTACAGTGAATCTCGCCGTGCTGAATTTCAAGGTATCATCGAGGGTATATGTTCTAAGAATGGTATCAGTATGGAGGAGTTACCAACCTGGCCATCATTTAAAAAACTACACACTGAATATGGCAAGATAAAAGCTCAGGCACATGCAGATTATATTACTCAGCTTCCGTGTACATATGGTGTTTCTGATTTAGATATTGTGGTAGAAGCAAAAGCTAAAGAACAATCATTGCTTCAAATAGCAAATACACAAAAAATTGCTATGATTTTATAACAAAAATATTTATATTATATAATAAAAATTAATAACTAATAAATAAATAATCTATGGCAAACTATCGTTACAAAGCAAAAATTACAGATGATATTGATGATGCGTATGAAATTGTTAAAAATGTTGGAAGAGCAATCAAAGAAAATAAAGCCGATGTTCCTTCTATACTAACTAATTTAGCACAAGCTCTTAAAAAACTAGAATCTGCTCGTTATTATATTGATCGAGAATAATTAATATTGTTATGTCAAAAAAAACTAAGTTTAGTTCCGGATTCAAAAAGTTAAAATGTAAACACTGCGAAAACATAGTTCCGCGTGTTGATGAAAGAGCAGTTACAGTTATATGTTATCAATGTACCGCAAAAATGGTTGATGGTGCAGTTTTAAAATAAATTAAAAATAAGTTATGTTAGAAGCAGAAAAAATAAAATCAAACTGGGAAGAATACAGGCACCGATTACATTATTTTCCAGATAGAGTACATGCATTGAATTCAATGTATGATGAATTCGAAGACCGATTGATTATGATGCCGGCGTCTGGTACAGAGCATTTTCATAACGCATTTGCTGGTGGCTACGTAGATCACATACTTCGGGTAATGGATTGTGCTAATGCGTTGTATGTTACTTGGAAATCAATGGGATCTGATATGAGTGGTTATACAATTGAAGAATTAATGTTTGCTGCAATGCATCATGATTTAGGTAAAATAGGATTTCCGGGCGAAGGCAATGAAGTTTATCAGATTGAAACTTCTGATTGGCACAGAAAGAATCAAGGAAAAATGTATCGACATAATGAAAACATTCCGTTCACAATGGTTCCAGATCTTTCAATTTGGTTGCTACAAGAATATGGTATTAAAATGTCTTGGAATGAATATCAAGCTATTAAAATACATGATGGAATGTATGATGATGCAAACAAACCATACTTTGTTGCAAGATCCGCTCAGGCTAAATTAAAAACAAATATGCCGTTATTACTTCACCATGCAGATCATATGGCATCTCAAATTGAATATGAGCGTTGGAGAAATTACAAACAAGGCACGCCAGTTGCGGTAACAGAGAAAACAAAAGCAACTAAATCTAATACATTGAAAAATTTAGCAGAAAACAATCCAGGTGCAGATAAAGCACTAATGGATATTTTTAGCACATTTAATACAGATTAATTATGATATTAATACTTTTATTATTATTGTTTATTTTAATAGTAGCAACAGTATATTTAGGTCGTAGAGCATATGTATTAGCTGGTTTATTAGCAGATGCTCAAGATGTTATTGATGAACGACAAGCATATATCATACAACTTGAAGATACTAACAGATATATGTTTTCTAGAATCGAACAATCATATGATGCAATGCAACAAATAGATCGTTTAGGCGCATTTGAAAAAGATGATGAAGCTGGAACTACTTTTGAATTATTAAAACAAGTTATAAATGAATTAAATACTGAATTCAATGAGTCCGAGGAAAAAGAAACCCAGCAGTAATTATTTTACTAAGATTACTGATATTGCAATTATTGCTTATAATAGAGCAGAGAGTTCAGTTTTAAGAGAAAAGATATATCGAAGATTTATATATCCGGCTTTCATGAAGTTAACAGAAAATATTATTAATAAAATGAAACCAGATTATATTGATTCATCATTCATGGATCTTCAAACTGATTTAGTTACTCATTTAACTTCGAAACTAGATAAGTTTAAACCAGATTCAGGTAAAGCATATTCATATTATACCAGAACTTC